AGCGATTACAACCCGACCCCGAATGGTGGTTACGCTCAGGGTAAGGTCTTCCGTATCGCTGGCATGGAGATCGTCAAGACGAACAACCTTCCGCAGTCGAACATCGCTACCGGTCCTGCCGCTTACCAGGGCAACTTTACGACCGTGGCTGCGCTCGCCTGGCAGAAGGGTGCTATGGGTACTGTCAAGCTGCTTGACCTCGCGGTTGAGAGCGGCTGGCTCATGGACTACCAGTGCACACTGATCCTCGGGAAGTACGCTGTGGGTCACGGCATTCTGCGTCCTGAGTGCGCGGTGGAGTTGAAGACTTCGTAATAGTTATCGGGGCGTAGTACCTCTTCAATGGGGGACTGGCTGGCTAGTCCAGTGGTCCAGAGCGCCCCGGTCCACTTTTACTCTCTTCTTCTACTATAAGGATTATTCATGTCTACAAGAGCACTTGCTGTTGATGGTGAACAGATCGTTGCTGCTGACACTTATGTGTCTTCGGCTTTGGCGTTTCCCGTTCAGGCTTACCTCCCGAAGATCAACGATGGTTCCGGCGCTACTGTGGCTGTTGACAAGGTGTATCGTGTCGAAGTCACTGGTGGTGCGCCTGTAGAACTATTAACTCAAAGCGGGCGGCGCGTCGGTATTGTTCCAAGTAGGAGCCAAGCTGTTGTTGTGGCTCGTACGGGCACGGTGCAGGCAGAGCCGGATGATTGGAACTTTTCGGCTTCACCGCAAACTCCTGTTGCTGTCGCTACTGCTTCCCCCGCTGGGGGCACCGGTACTGCGGCTGGCGGATGGGATACCGCAGGAAATCGCGACACTGCAATCACATTACTCAACGCGATTCGGACCTGCTTGATTGCTAACGGTCTGATGAAGGCCGAGTAACACTCGTAATACCTCGAACCGGGGGATGGGGCTCACTCCCTGTCCTCCGGTTTTTTTTCTCCCCCTTTCTATTATAAGAGACCATGCCTTCAGTTATCACCAACCTCGCTCCTATGACAGAGCTTGAGGCAGTCAATGCAATGCTGTCATCTGCCGGGGAAGCTCCACTTCCTGTGGGCACTGATCTCAGCACCGTCACTAATTCTGATGTAGTCATGGCGTTGAACATTCTACGCAATGCAGCGCGAGATATTCAAGGCATGGGTTGGAAGTTCAATACAGAGTTTGGATTCCAATTAATACCGTCCACAGCTAATCCTACTTCGCCGTTCGATTGGGTGGATAGTGCTGGCGTCCACACGAACCTCAACATCTTTCTTCCACCCGCGAATCTCTTAGGGTTCGCCGTCACCCCGATCATCGAGCAGCAGGGTTACCAGTTCGTAGACACAGTGATTCGTCCGTCGCGTAAAGTACTTGTTGCTTCGGTTCCAATCCTGGTCTTTTATGATCGCGTGCTTAACCGTGATGGCTTCCCCGTTACTGAACGACCATACCTCTACATCGACCCTGTGTGGGCGTTTGATTTCGAGAAGACACCCGAAGAGGCTCGCAGATTCATCACGATCCACGCTGCTCGCCAGTTTGTACAGCAGATCGTGGGTTCACAAACGCTTGCCAGCTTTACCGATCAGGATGAACGCCTCGCCTTCAGAAATCTCAAGAGAGCCTTTGGCGAAGAAGACGATTTCAACATGCTCAGGAATACTGATGTGTCGAAGCATCTCGGCAACCGTCCTCGATTTGGTGGCTGGATCAGTACTGATCCTCGTCGTAAGAGCCCGTCCTAATGCTCATTGCACAGTCACTCGCCAACCTGTTGAATGGTGTGTCGCAGCGTCCTCAAGAGCAGCGGCACTCCTCGCAGGCTGAGGCGCAGAAGAACGGTTTCTCACACCTCGTGCGTGGGCTGATGAAACGCCCTCCGCTTGTGTATCTCGGGAAGCTCACCGCAACGATCACCGGTTGGTCAACAGCGTTCGTGCATTCGATCAACAGGGATGAAGTCGAACGCTACCACGTAGCAATTGCCAATGGCGATGTGTTCGCTTACGACGCGCTGACGTATGCGGCGGTCACAGTGATTGCGCCTCAAGGCAAGGCGTACTTGACGGATGGTAGCAAAGGATTTCGTGCCGCGACTGCTGGTGACACTACGGTCATCGTGAACAAAGGAACGACGGTTAAGCGCGGTGCGAAGAAGACTGATACCGCCAAGTATGAAGGGCTTGTCTATATTCGGCAGGCTGACTACGCGACCACATATCAGGTCACACTGAATGACGTTCCTGTGGCGATCAAAACTGTTGCCGCTGCAACTGCTCAGTCTCGCGAGTCTCTTAGCACTGAGAAGATCGCGATTGATCTTTACACTGCGCTAAAAGCAGAGCCGCTACTCGCGATGTTTACGTTTACGCGATACGGCTCGACCATTCATATCATCATTGGCTCTCTCGGTGCTACAGACTTCAAACTGGCTGTCTTTGACGGCCTGTCTGATAAGGGGCTCAAAGCTGTCAAAGGTTCCGTACAGGATTTCGCAGACCTTCCGCGCAAAGCTCCCAATGGATTCGTTGTAGAAGTTGCTGGTGATCCTGAGTCCACTCTGGACAACTATTGGGTGAAGTTCGATGACAAGGGAAACCCTTCACAAGAAGGTGTCTGGCGTGAGTGCGCCAAGCCTGGAACGCTGACCGCGCTCGATCAAACGACGCTGCCTCATCGTCTCGTGCGAAGCGGGCATCTCGTGCAGAATGTTCCGCACGTTAGCCCAACAGTTATTCCGCCAGCTACAGTCACGGATGGCGGAAGCGCTACCGGCATCTCAACAGTTCCTTGGACTCTAACAACTCCAGGTGACGTGTCGATCCCTGCTGGTACCCGTGCGTCTATTCGCGATCACAATGCTGGCGTGAAACTCACGCTCGCCAATGCTGCGACTCGACTCACAGTTCCCTACACCATCGACACAGCGTTGATGGGGGCAGACACCATTGCCACGGTTACGTTCTATAAGAACAGCGTCTCTCAAGGTGTGAAAACACACATTGGTGGAGGCGGCAAGCCGTTCATTATGCCTCCGGTTATTCCTGGCACAGATTTCGGAACTGGCGATCTCACGCTATTGCGTCCCACCACAAAGGGTGAAGGCGCTGGAAGCTTTGACATTGCAGGAGCGTTCGCTACAAACGATGTGATTGAGATGAAGCTCACCTATTCTGGTGGTGCAACTCCCGATCAATACCGGCGAGCATACTTCACGCCGGGAGATTTGACAGTCATCGCTACCGGCAGGCGTGTCATTCGTTTCAATGCTACGGATACATTCCCCATTGGTGCAACCGTTACTGCTACAGTAGACGGCAACGTTTTCAACTACAACGTGACTGGCTCACCAAAGACCGGTACTGAGGTGGCTGCTGCGCTTCAGGCATCCATTGATGCTCACGGAGCGCTCATCGCTGTACTCGGTACTCCTACGTCGTGGATCATCGTCAGCAACACCAGCAACACAATTCCGACGATTGCCATGACGATCACGTTTTCTGATCCTACTGTGTTCAACAATCCAACGCTTTCGTTGGTCACGAATGAACACAATGGGCGCACGCTGAAGAACCTGACAGATAGATCGCAGGGAACCGTCCAGTCGAACACGGCGCAGACCATAACGGTTGATGCCTTAACTGGCGGCGTAGACAACAAGTTCAAATCTGGCGACCTCATCGAGATTATCGGCTCAGGGAAGTACTTCATCTTTGAACCTTGTCCGTGGAATGATAGGGCAGCAGGCGACGTTGATGTCGTTCCGTTCCCTTCCTTCATTGATAACGTAATCAGCGATGTGACGTTCTATCAGAACCGCCTCGTGTTCACTTCAGGCGAAAACGTTGTGTTCTCTTCTGCCGGTGACCTATTCAATTTCTTCAGGTACACGGCGGCGCAATTGTTGGCTAATGACGTGATTGACGTAAGAGCATCTCGCAAAGAGGTGGCCCTCTTCCATAGTCTAGTGTTGTGGAATGCCGGTTTGTTTGGCGTTTCGGACAATGGTGTATGGGAAATCTCTGGCGATCCCGTCTTGACTCCTACCACCATCCGCATTGATCTCGTGAGCAGCGTGCCCAACACTCCAGGCCCTCGGCCTGTTGTGAACGGAAATGTCATGTACCTCACGCGCGGTAAGGGCGGCTTCACTCAGGTCTCCGAGTTCTTCGTTACCGGAACAACCGGCGAAACTGTTGACTCGGTGAACATCACTGAAGACGTTCCGAAGTACATCAAAGGGAAGCCGCTGGCGGCAGTCGGAGACGATACGCTAGGCTTCTTTGCACTTCTGACGGACGCGGACGGATTAAAGAATCTCTATGTCTATTCCGCGCGCTTTGATAACAACAACGGTAACAAGATTCAATCGTCGTGGAGTAAGTGGGAGTTTTCTACCGGTCAGATGGTTGGGCTGGATATCGTAGACGGTAAACTCGGCGTTATCACTGTTCGGGCAGACGGTGTCTATCTGGAAACCATCGACCTGAACGTGACTCTTGAGTCTCCAACGTCCGACGAAGCGCTGTTATATCTCGACCGGCGTGTCGATCAGACGACGACCGGCGTGTCTTCAGCGTACAGTGCTGGCCCCGATACAACGACGTGGACGATCCCGTTCAACGTAGCTACTGACGGCTCCGAAGGGACGCTGGTGGTGGTCAACCGTGGAACTGGACTTGTGCTGGCTTCATCGCGGCCTGCTGCGAATCAGATTCGTACAACCGGACAGGGCAACCTGACCGGAGCTAGCGTCTATATCGGAGTGCTGTACGAGTTCCGCCAGAAGCCTTCGCGCATCTACTTCCGTCCTAAAGATGAGGTGCCGGAGACTAAAGGGCGACTCACACTTCGCAACATAGACGTGCTGTATCACGATACCACAGATTTTGATGTCGTGGTCACGCTCGTGGGGCGAAATCCAATCACTTACTCGTTCAGGGTCGCTACACTCGGACTTCCTGCTTCGGGCAAATTGACTGTTCCGATCCTCTCGAAGAACGAGAATGCTACCATCGAGCTTGTCAACTTTTCACCTGGAGTCTGCGCCTTCTCTTCGCTGGATTGGGAGGGGGACTTCAGTATGCGGGATCGGCGTATCTAAACATTCTGTAAGGCAAGTCAGGGGGAAGCTCTTTCCTCCTGACTTTGCCCTCACTTTTATTTACCAGGAAACTTACGTCGTGGGACTCATACTTGGTCTAGCAGGACTCGCCATTGAAATCGGCAGTGCAATCGGCAGCGCATCGGCACAGAACAAGGCGTCGAAAGCGAATAAGGCCGCTGCTCAACAGGCGATGCAAGATACCTGGAAAGACATCTCGCTCAGAGAAGTTCAGGAGCAGGATGCCACATCGCTCACCATCATGCAGGCAGACAGACAGGCGCGTTCGGCAGATGCCATCGCTCGTGTCTCAGCAGGCGAAGCTGGTGTTTCGGGGGCCAGTGTTGATGCTCTCATCGGGGACATTTCGGCACAAGCGTCCACATTTAAGGTGACGCAAGAGCGAAATCTCGACATGACCATCTCTCAGCTACAGCGAGAGAAGATCGCCGCAAAGAATGCAGCACAGAATCGCATCAACGCAGTGCCTCGTGCCAATCCATTCGCAACGGGGCTTCAGATCGCTAGTGCGGGTGTGAACTTCGCCAACACTATTGTCTCCAGAAAGCCTTCCAAAGGATAACGGATGCCTCGTCAAAGATTACAAGTAGACAGTGGCATCTCGCCTGCGGGCTTGAAGCCAGTCGCCTCACCAGTGGACACCTTCGTCAAAACTGACGAGGGCAGGAAGCTCGAACAGCTTGCTCAGGGTCTCGCGCAGTTGTCTCCCGCTCTCGGGCGCTTCAGCGATACGCTTGCCAAGCGCAGCGCTGAAGAGAATTTTGCTGCCGGTCAGAAGAAGGCGCGGGAGTTAGCTCAGAGCGCAAAGAATTTCAAAGAGGCGATTCGAAGCGGAATGATTACGCCGAATCAGTCTCCGTGGTTCATGGCCGGTCTGCGCGAACAGTTTGGTCGTCTCGCTGCTGACAGGATGAACTTTGAGATGATGGTCGCTGCGGCTCAGGATGAGACGCTACAGACTACTACCGACCCTGCTGACTTTGACGCATTCGCACAAAAGTTCACTCAGCAGTGGCAGGAAACGAATCTTAACGAAGGGGATCGTGACGCTCACTTCGAGCAGGGCTTTGGTTCAAAGACCGATGCTTACCTCGCAGATCAGCAGCGGCAATTCGCTGCACAACTTGCTGGTCGTGTCGTTCGATTCGCAGGCGATGGTCACTTCGCTGAAGTACTGAATAGTATACTCGTCGAGCAGGGTCGCCCTGTCGATGTTACGGCAATGGGCGCGAGTATCACTGGCCTCAATGACGCTGCCGTTGCCCGTGGCATGGGTGGCGATCTTGTCAATCAGATGACAATTGATGCTGTCGTTGCTGCTGCCAAACGGTATAACGATGATTCAATCTTGCACATCCTTGAACACACTCGTGGTGGCAAAGCCGACAATCGTGGCAATCGCCCATTTCTTAGTAACACTCGCTACGGTGCAAAAGCGATTGAAGATGCACAGAATGAAATTGCGTCAGACAATCAGGCGCAGAACAGCCGCAATTACGAGGCACAGCAGCGTGCGAAGCAGGGGGAAGTAGACACCATCATTGGACAAGCGGTGGCGATGCTCGATCAGTCCCGCGATCCGCATAGCGTTGATCTCAAGGCGTTGCGTGCAGCGATGACTGCTGTAGCCCCTGAGAAGGTTCCTATGCTTCATCAGCTTCAAGATGCTTGGAGCGACAGGACGCTCACTGACGATCCTCTTCAAGTCGCCAGCGCATTTCGGCGTGTCTACACTCCTAATGAAGGGGAGCACGCCACGAGCTTGGAAGATGCATCTGCGCTTCTCGCCAATCGAGGCATCAGCGTCACGACCTATCGCGGGCTGGTGAATGAAATCATTCAGCGCGATACCACTGGCGGCACTAACCGTTTCGTCAATGACCCGCTATACAAAGAAGGTCGAAGCCAGATTCGCAGAATGTTTCAAGTGGAATTTGGTGGCATCGGGGATAACCCGATCATGGCGCAACGTGCTGAGGAAGCAGTAGATGAATTTTCCATGCGATACACTCAGTGGCGCAACGGCCCTGGTAAGGATGCTTCAAACACAGAAGCGCTTCAATGGGTTCACGATGCGCGAATTGAGGTGTTCCGGGCCAAGTCAGAATCAAGAACGATTCAAGAGTTCGATAAGCTTCCTGAAGCCAATATGAATGGCCCGCAACGTCCTGATCCAGCAAAACAGCTAGTCACTGACATCAGTAATATTCGATTCTTAGAAGCGGAAATTGAACAAATTGGTC